GCCACATACCTGTCCACCTGCTGCGTGGCTTCGCCAGTATTCACGCCGATACGCCCGCGCACGCCCCCTTCGCGCTTCTCGCCGCCGAACAGGTTTAAGTTGTCAATGTACAGGTCTCCACCCGTATGCGTGCCGCTCCATGCCGTGCGTTCGCCGAATACCAGTTGCAGCATGGCATCAATCGGCGCATGGCAAACTGCAAGCTGCACCCCTAATCTGTACCAGTAGCCTATCGTTTGGCTCTTTGCGCCCTTACCCATTTTCGCGTTCCTTTGCTACACGCAAGGCTTCATGCACCATTGCGTGATTGATTTTCAAAATACGTTCTTCGCTGATACCGTTGTCGAGAAAATCCCACCAGTCGATACCGTTTTCCTTACACACTTGCCGCAAGCCGTGGTTGCACAAACCCAGCTTGCGGCAATCTTCGATTCGTACTATTGTCATTTACCGCCGCCCCCGCTACTAATCGGCTCTGTTTTCGGGTCGAAATAATCAATAACGTTACCGTCTTTTAGCAGAATATCGCCTAAAATTACAGGAATACCTTTACCTGCTTCAGCGGTCGGAATATCCAATTTCTGCACCACGGCATCGTTTCGTTCGGGGCGGGGCGTTGTAAGATAGCTAATCGCTGCGGAAATAACCATCATCACAAGCGCGTACACCAAATCGTCCCACCCCATTACGGCGAATGCGGGCTTGCTGAATAATGAAATGGCTAGGCCGTACAAATGATTCATACTTAATCCTCAATAAATCGGACTACCCCCAAACGGATTCATGATGGGGATAAACGGTTGTCCACCGTAGTTTATCACGTTATCAAACTTGTTGGCGCAAGCATTTACAGTATGGTCGCAGCCTGCGTATAAGGCTACCTCCGTTTCGCCCGCCTCCATGCCGATAGGGTGGGCAAGCAGGGTAACGCTCGAAGTGTTGTTGGATTTAATCACGCGGCGTTCGGTTGCCCCCGTCTGCGCGTTACGGTACACAATGAAGCCGCCAGCGAACCAGTTGTCGTCTTTGCCGTGGTCGATTGTAAGCACCGTGCCGCTGATTGCCGAAGGGGTGGCTATCACTTTCCATTCGTCCCGTTGCAGCATACAGCCTTTGCCGTATAGGGTGTGGGTGCATTGGCGGCTATATTTGCGGTTTACGCCAGTCCGTAGCAGGCTGGCGAAGATGGATTCGCTCGTCATAACCATTTCATCACCACGCCACGCCACGCCGACAATACGCCCTTTCCATATAACCACCATCCGCAGCGCGGGGTCAATAGCAGGCGGTGCGTTTCGGTGGAACTGGCGCACGGTCAGGCTGATAGGCTCGGAAGGCATAGCTGCCTTGAAGCTCTCGCTCAAGATTGAATTACGCGGTATGGTTATCTCAATGTTCGCCTTGGTGGCATCGCCGCTATCCTCGGTTTCCCCGCGTTTGATGGCAATCGGCGTATATTGCATACCAGCAAATTCTTCAACTTCTACGGAACTGGTGTAATGCCACGCGTTCGCGCCAAAGGAAATATCGTAAAGCTCCACGGGTTCGCCATACTCTCGGCTGTATTCACTCTCTAAAAAACTCGGCATAATTATTCCCTAACCTGTTGCAATGTAACCTGAAATTCAGCTTTATCGTCTGAATGGTAGGTCAGTTCCAATTCGTCAGATGCAAAACGCATACGGGTCATGAAAGATACCTGCACGAACTCGTCTTCCCGAATATCCCGCGCAATGGCTGTTTTCAGCTTGCATTTCGCCACGTTGCCGTCCAGTTCGGCAGTTTTGATGCAGGTGTAATGCACCGTGCCGTCCGTCAGTCTGAAGCGCAGATAGGCACGGTCTTTCTGATACTGTGACAAGATGGTGGTTATGTTGTCATCCCGCAGCGTGATTTCATCCGAACCGCTGCGGTAGTTACCGATTACGGCGGCATCGTTCGTCCAGCTTGGTACAAGGAAACTTACCGCCGAACCGCGTTTGCGGTGGATAAAACCCTTCCACCAAACCAATTCTGCGTAGTTTTTAATCAGAAATGTAAACTCACGCTTCGTCAAACTAGGCACTTCGCGCGGTATCCATTCTTGCACCCCGAAACGATAATCCACCTTGCCGTCTTTGGCAGCCAAGTCTTCAGTTACGCGGTCGTTCCAGTTCGGGCGTTGCTCCAATACCTCCATTCCGTCAAATTCGACAGTCGGTGGCAATTCGGGCATTTTCAGCTTCAGGCTGCCTGCCGCAGCCGTTACGCTAATTGGTAACGTAGCCACGGTGTCGGTATGCGCCGTAACCTTCAACGTGGAATCAAGATGCGCGGCCACAGACGGGTAAACCGCCGTGTTCGGTGGGAAGTAGCGCGATATGGCGGCGGTCAGCGTGATTTCATCGCCGTTTATGGATTCAATTTCGCCAACCTCATTATGTGAGTAATTGCTCCATAGTGTGATGGTTGCCCCGCGCACGAACTCGTAGCCGCTGGTATCCACTTTGAGCGTTCTAGCCTGCGGCTGCACTTCTTCCTTCAGGCTGCCACGCTGATACCACAGTGGCACGACAAAGGCGCGGTTTTGCCAACCGAACAGGGCATTACGCACCTGTTGCAGGTTGTGTTCGGTTATGAGCGTGCTGAATGCGTATTCGCGGCGTGGCTGGGCAAGCAGGCTGCGCCGCTGCTCTTTCAGGCTGTAGGAAGTAATGGTGTCCGTGCGGTAGCTGAAACGCTCCTTGTAGCGTTCCTTCCAGTTGGGAACAACATTGAGCAGCACGAGGCGTGAGCCGCGAATCAGAATATCCACCTGTTCGCCGTTGTCAAAGTACAGCCGCACTTTGCCGTTCAACACCGCAGACCCTTCAGGCAAAACCTTCAACAGCATCTTGAGCGAACGGTATGGCGCAATGCGTAGCGGCAGGCTGCCTTTAGCTGGCACAGCTTCCACGCCCGAAAGATTGATGTGTTCTATCCGTGTCAACGTGCGCCATTCACGGTAGCCGTTCCACACGCTGAAAGGCTCGCCCTTATACCCAGTAACAATACCGAAGTTGAAAGTCGTTCGGTTGGTAAGTAGGCGGTAGTATAGGGTTGCAAACACCCCTTCGTGCAGATATTTGCCCATCGCCTGCGGATACGGCTGCGGCTCGCCTAGGGTTGAACCACCTGCGGCGGCCACGGGTAGCAGGCTGCCATCGTTATAGGCTTTCTGCGTTTGCCCCGATACTTTGGATTTACCGTTAAACGGTGGATTGCACACAGCAATCGGGTTATACATATAACTCATTTTTTGTATGCCAAGGCGTAGTTATTACTGATTGCGCCTTCCGTAATGGTCGGAATCTTGGTCGTCAGCGGGAACAATACCCATTCGTTATTGATTACTTCTTCAACCTGAAACGAATCGAGAGATGAATAGGCTACGAAATCGGTATGGAACACAGGTGTTGTAACCTTTTGCAAACTCCAGTTGCCCGCTGCGGGATAAATAGTATTCCACACCAGCGGGGCAAGCTGCACACGTCCGTTATACACATTTGGTGATTCGCCAAATATTGCGAAATAATCAAACGTGGAAACGAAACGGGCAATGTTTACGTTACTTGATGGGTTTTGATAAAGGTATCGGTTTGTAGTCATCGTTGGCAACCAATCATCGCCCACCCGCAAAATATGTGCGCGATAATCCACGCCTTCATAATACGGTCTTGGTACATTGTTGCTTGAAGAAGCACTTTGCCCCCAGTGTGTAACAAACGGATTGGTAAAAGGAACTGTGCTATCGCTAACAATAGACTTGTTTAAATCAACCATTACCGCCCAAGAGAGTGCTCCTTTCGGGACTGCCGTACCGCCTGCGTATTCGCCGCCGTCAAACGTACCAAATGGTGTCAAATTGCCGAAAGCATGGTGGCGATAAACCCCTGTCGTCGTCTCCAACACCATGCAAATCAGTTTGCCATCGGTAAAGAATGAAGCATTAAGCATCGGGTAAATAAAACCGTTGCTTACAGCAATATTGCATTTATGGTCTGAATAGATATAGGTAAAAGGCGAAACCATGCCGTTTGTTAAAATATCTTCCGTGGCGGGCTTACCTCGTGTAATGGTGGTAAGAATCCACTTCTCGCCGAACTCAAAATTGAAGTTGTAACCTTTTGAATTTTTGAAACTTGGGCGCAGATTCCCCGCGCCGCAGTTTCCAGC